ACAAATACCGAACTTGATAATATTGTCTCATATTGTGAAAATATTGGATTAGAAAGATCAACAATACTAGGTAATGTTTCGTCCGAAGACACTGAAAAGGTCAGAAAATGTGATGTAAAATTTCATAATAAAACTTCTGAAACCTCTTGGATATTCAACAGAATTAATGATGTAATCGCTAAAATTAACAGTATGTATTATGGTTTTGATTTGAATGGATATGATTCGTTTCAATATACATCATATAATAGTGCAGAAAAAGGCAATTATAACTGGCATATGGACACATGTTTGGGTGATAGAGAACTGCCCAGCGATATGCCTCAGCCCAGAAAATTGTCTATGAGTCTGCTTCTGAATGATCCAGATAAAGATTATGATGGTGGTGAGTTTCAGATTAATATGGGTATGGAAGCCAAGGCACAATCACTACCCTTTAAAAGAGGTCGGGCCGTATTCTTTCCATCTTGGCTTATACACCGAGTAACTCCTGTGACTAAAGGGTTTCGAAAATCGCTGGTTGTATGGGTGGTCGGCCCTAAATTCAAATAAACTTATTCCAATATAATATAAATACCATTAAACCTCTATTGGAGATAATGGTATGTCTGTTCCTGCTTCCCGAGAAGAACTAAAAAACTGGTGCCTGCGACAACTTGGGTTTCCAGTTCTACAAATCAATGTGGATGACGACCAGGTTGAAGATCGGATCGATGAGGCCCTACAGTATTTCCAAGATTTCCACTTTGATGGCACAGAAAGAGGCTATTTCAAACATCTGCTGACTGCTGAAGATTTTACAAACCAGTATATTCCAATCACAAATGATGCTGTTATTGGTGTAACCCGTATATTTCCTCTGTCTTCTTCTAATGCAACGGTCAATATGTTTGACCTCAGATACCAACTACGACTCCATGAACTCTATGATTTTACTTCAACATCATATGTCAACTATGCCTTGACAATGCAGCATCTCAGAACATTAGATATGCTGTTCTCTGGCGAGCAGCCAATACGGTTCAATCGCCATATGCAAAGGCTTTATATTGACTGGAACTGGGTACAGTATGCAATACCTGGTGAATATATCATCATCGAAGGTCATTATGTTGCCAGCCCAGAAGATTATCCAAAAGTCTATAATGATCGTATGCTCAAGAAATTAGCAACAGCCTATATCAAACGCCAGTGGGGAAACAATATGAAAAAGTTTGGTGGTATGCAGTTGCCAGGTGGTATTACCATGAATGGCCAGCAAATCTATGAAGAAGCATTAACTGAAATAAAAGAGATTGAAGATCAGATTAGGTTGACTTATGAGCAACCCGTCAATTTCATAATCGGATAAAATATGCCAGTTTCACATTACTTTAACAACTATTCGGCCTTTGCAACCAATGAAATTAGGTTGATGGAAGATGTTGTTCATGAATCTATTGGTATTATGGGGCATAACTGCTATTATCTGCCTCGTGAACATTTTAATGAAAACGATTTTATATTTGGTGAAAATGTAACATCTAAATTTGATCGTGCATATCTTATGGCATTTTATCTGGCCAACGTACAGGGCTATGAAGGTGATGGTGACTTCTTCTCCAAATTTGGTCTGGAAATCCGAGATACATCCAACTTCATTATTTCTCGGCGAGAGTTTGAAAAGTATGTTCCTTCTGTTATTGCTACCAGGCCTCGTGAAGGTGATTTGATATATGTGCCCGCCATACAAAAACTATTTGAAGTAAAGTTTATCGAAGAAGAGTTGATGTACTTCTCGTTGGGCAATAGAAATCCATATATCTACGAACTTCGTGCAGAAATGTTCCGCTTCAGTCATGAAGATATCAAGACTGGTGTTAGTGAAGTCGATAATATTGCCGTACATACAGAATACACCATTAAACTAAATCTATCTGGTGGTTCTAACAACTACTTTATTGGCGAGACTGTGTATCAAGGGGCCAATCTCAACTATTCTACGGCCCGTGCAGAAGTCAAAGATTGGGATAAATCAGCCAATTCTATTTACCTTATTAATATAGTCGGAGACTTCAGCACGACAGGAAATCTTACTGGTGTAACATCAAACACCAAGTATGCTATAAGTACAACAGATACACTAGGTGATTACATAGATTATGATCTATTCAATAACAAAGATTTAAAAAACGAGGCCAATAATTATATTGATTTGAGCGAAAACAATCCGTTTGGGCTACCATAATGTTAAGCAATCCATATTTTTACCACCAATTGACAAGAAAATATGTTATCATTTTTGGTAACATGTTTAATAATATAACTCTTGTTCGTACAAATAAAGATACGGGGCAAGAACTCAAGCGTATAAAGGTGCCACTCATATACGGACCCAAAGAAAAATACATAACCCGTATTGAATCGGATCCAGATTTACAGAGAGAAACCGGCCTAACATTACCTCGTATGTCGTTTGAAATAAGCGGCATTTCATATGATGCTAGCCGAAAACAAAATTCATTGCTCAAAATGGCCAAAGGTGACAGCGCATCTAAAGCCAATTCTATGTATATGGGTGTACCCTATGATGTTAATTTTGAACTTATCATTTATACTCGCAATATTGATGATGGTGCACATATTGTGGAGCAGATATTCCCTTATTTTAATCCAGATTATACGGTAACAGCCAACACTGTTCCTGATATGGGATTTCTCAAAGACATTCCTATAATTCTTAACAATGTTAATAATAATATACAATATGAAGGCAACTATGACTCCGTTAGATATTGCTATTGGACATTAAATTTTACGCTTAAAGGTTACTTCTATGGCCCAATAGCCAAGCCCAAGATTATCCGCAAGTCTATTGCCAATATATTAAATGATCCGTCTCTTGTTCGTGGTAATATCATCAAGATAAATACTGGCAATGGTAATAATGGCACATTCAAGATATCTGATACAATATATCAGGGTGCTAATCCTCTTACAGCCAACGCATATGGTATTGTATTGGATTGGGTGCCTGAAACTGGTAGACTTGAGATTGGTGGTGCCCAAGGGAATTTCCAGATTAACAATACAATAAGAGCAACATCAACAAATGCGGCCTATAGCATAGCAAGTTTTGATGCAACACCGCTCAAGTTGGTTGAGATTGATGTAGAGCCAAACCCAATAGATGCACAGCCTGGTGATGACTTTGGATATACAACAACTATTAGAGAATTTCCTTTTACAAATATGCCAACTGAATCATTTAATGCCGATTCTGATACAGTGCAAGCAGATTCAACAACTATAACAGCCGATAGGGAATAAAATGGCCAGACAAAATATTTACACAGGCGCAACACCAAATGATGGAACTGGCGATACACTTCGCGTAGCGTTTACTAAAACAAATAATAATTTTATTGAACTTTATGATACTCTTACATATCCAACACCAAGCATCACATACACAGGAACATTTGGTAATGAACCACCATATTGGACGTTTACTGATCCAAAGAAACTTTTACAGACTTCTAACAACACACTCACAACAACCGCTAATCTTTACTGGTTAGATGAGAGATTTGATGATGGGTATTATGATCTTAGCGGTCTTCAATCAATTTCATTTAATAATATCGGCGGCATCACAGATTATTTTGATTTTTCAGACAAATCAGAAGTTGCTCTTGAAAGTATTAATCTTGGTCAAATTGAAACCATTCAAGGATCATTTTACATTGCTGGATTTGGAAGTGTTTTTAAAACAATCACAGCAAATAATCTTAAAAATGTCAAAAACTATTTCGAGCTTTATTCCAACGCATTTGTTGATGGACCAAATATTGTATTCCCCGAACTAACAAGAATCGGTGATGCTTTATATCTAGACTATAACAATTTATATTACGGATTGGCTAATACGGCTGCACCTTCTTTTCCTGCTTTGAAACGAGTAGAAAATTCAATATATATCTATCAGAACAGTTTCAAATCATATCCAAGTTTCCCTATGCTTGAATATGTTGGTTGGGAATTTGGTTTCTATAATAACTATAGCAAAGAAGGAGAGGGGCCATATTCGGCTCCTGGAGCGCCTGCTCTTACATTCGTTCGTGGATATATTGAAATCTATGGCAATTCGAATATGACGAGTATTCCTGAGTTTACCAGTCTAACTGGGATAAACTATTTGTTACGATTTTATGGTAATGATAGTCTAACAGCATTTCCGTCGTTCCCAGCACTTGAAAACATTTATTACGCTGGAATTGAAGCATACGATTGCCCAAACATGACGACTGTTGG